CACAGACGGCGGGTTCTACAGCCCCGGTCTACGCCAGCGTACCCCGCTGATAAAAGCGAACTACGCCGGGGGTGGCCGGGACAAGGTTTACGAGGAAGCGGACATGCCTCAAGTGTTTTACGCGATCAACGCCATGCAGAACACAGCGTGGCGCATCAACACACGTGTTCACGATGTGATGACTGAGGTGTGGTCCAAGAACCTAGAGTGCGGGATGCCCCGCTCAGAGCCTCTGACGTTCCCTGTTTGCCCCCTGCCAGAAGGTGTCGATAAGGAGTCGCTTCCCGAGGGTTCTCCGATGCTGGAGGCTTTCTTTAATTGGAAGTCCGAGACCCGTGAGATCCACACAGCTGAGCGCGAGCGCCGCGCCAAGAACCTCGCCCTGATTCGCACGATGCGTCTGACAACAGAGATGCGCGCACACAGCGAGTTCTTCTACGTCTACCAGTGCGATTTCCGCGGCAGGGTTTACGCAACAGCGTCTGGCCTGAACCCGCAGGGTACCGATCAGTCGAAGGGTCTGCTAGAGTTCGCCAACGGTAAGGCGTTAGGCTCCACAGGATACAAGTGGTTCATGATAAATGCCGCCAACAAGTACGGTAACGATAAGGGCTCCTACGACGAGCGTGTGGCGTGGGTAGAAGACAACGCAGACAAGTGGATCGCAGTAGCCACAGATCCGCTCAGCCACCGCGCTGTGTGGTCTGACGCAGACAAGCCTTGGCAGTTCCTAGCGTGGTGCTTTGAGTTCTACGACATGCTCGGTATGGATGACCACAGGGACTTCGTGTCACACCTACCAGTAGGACTGGACGGCTCGTGCAACGGTCTGCAGCACTTCTCGGCCATGCTCCGCGATAGCGTGGGCGGTGCAGCAGTCAACCTGCTGCCTGACACCAAGCCAGCCGACATCTACCAAGCAGTTGCAGACGTGTGCTACAGCAAGTTGCGGGATAGCACCGCACCTGCAGCGCAGAACTGGTTGTGGATGTGTGGAGACGCCATGCCGCGCAGCCTCTCTAAGAGCCCTGTCATGACGTTGCCTTACGGTTCGACACAGAACTCCTGCACGAGCAGCATCTACAAATGGCTTAACGAGAAGGCGGAACGCAGCTTCCCCGACAACACTGCGTTCAAACAGAGCATCGCGCTGTCTCCGGTGCTCTGGGAGAGTATCAGCGAAGTGGTTATTGCTGCCCGAGCGGCTATGGACTGGATACAAGACTGCGCCGGGATAATATCCAAGACGGGTCACGACATCCGCTACACGAGTCCGATAGGGTTCCCTGTTGTGCAGCGCCGCATGAAGTACAAGACAAAGCAGATCGAAACACAGATCGGCGGACGTCTACGTCTGCGTCTAGCAACATTCACAGACGCAGTCGATGTGCGCAAGCAGCGCCAAGGCTCCTCTCCTAACCTAGTACACCATGCAGACGCATGTCACATGATGATGGCACTCAACGACGCCGCCGAGGAGGGTATCCAAGACTTCGCTATGATCCACGACGACTTCGGTACTCATGCCTGTGATGCAGAAACCTTCCAGAAGGTGATACGACGCACGTTTGTTAAGCTGCACTCCGAGCAGGACATCCTAGCAGACTTCAAGCGGGTACACGAGGAGCGTCACGGTATCGTCCTTCCGCCGCTGCCAGACAAAGGCGATCTCGACATCAACGACGTTTTGAAAAGCCCGTACTTCTTCGGGTAAACCCTTAATCCCTCCCTTAAGATAATACACACATTTTGAGGGGGTCAAATGTACAGCGATTTGGAAACAGACGCACAACTCCTTCTAGCAATACAATTCCACCTAAGAGGCGCTGCAATACCACAAGCGTTGCAGGAGCTTCTTGGGAAGGATCTAGTGGATGCCATAGTAAAGGCAGCTGGTTAGAAGGTAACAGGAGATAATCATGCTTACTACTTCAACACCGCATATTTCAGAGGCTGTTAGAGAAGGTCTGCGCGCACTATTGCGTAACAAGGTTCTACAACGAGCAGACACCGCTTTCGACATGGGCTACGAGAAGTGTAAAGAAGACATCCGATTTGCCTTAGAGCAATACACAGGTGGCCCACTATGATCCGCGAAGCAACCAGAGAAGACATACCTGCGCTCCTAGAGTGCGCTAAGAATTTCCACGCGGAGTGTCCAGACATGTGCTCGTACGACTGGAGTCGTGTTGAAGAGATGTTGTTGGCGTGCATACGTAGTGACGACCGCTGTGTGTTTGTTATAGACGTAGACGGTAAAGCTGTAGGCGGCATCGTAGGGATGCTGTCTTTGCTATGGACGTCTGGTGAGCTTGCTGCATCTGAGTTAGCTTGGTTCACGAACAAGGAATACAGAGGACTGGGTGGCCTGAAACTACTCCGGGCGTTCGAAGACTGGGCAGAAAGCCAAGACGTTGATCTGATATTAGTAGCGGACCTCTACGGGGTAACAGATTTAAGTAATCTATATGAGCGCCGCGGGTACACCCGCACCGAAACAACTTATTCAAGGAGGAGGCTCTAGTATGGCATTCGCAACATCGACGCTTATTGCAGGCGTCAGCGCAGCTGCAGGAGTCGCGTCCGCAGCCGCTGCAAAGAAGCAACAGAAGTCAGCAGCAGATGCCGCTAAGCGTCAGGCAGCACAGGCCGCTGCAAACGCCAAGAAGCAGGAGGCCGAGGCTCTCCGTAGACAAAAAGCGCAACGTGAGGCTGTAGCAGCAGCAGACAAGCGCGCCGCAGACATGTTATCTGCAGAGCGGGAAACTCGCTTAGCAGCAGAGAAGCGGTCCCGTATCGAAGCAGAGCGCGTGGAGGCACTTAACGTGCAGGCAGGCGTCACCGCAAAGGAAAAGGCGGACCTAGCAGCACAGGCAGCTGGCGGCAAGAAGGCCACAGTAGTCTTGGGTTCGAAAGAGGTCTCAGACACGGCGCTGACTGCTCTAAACAAGAAAGACGTTAGCGGCAAGAAGAAGAAGAAGTCTAAGTCCTCAGTAGGCGGTCTATTAAGCGGACCCACTAATGTTGGAGGCTTGTGATGAAGATTGTCCAACGAATAAGCGACACATGGGCAGCTATGGCTGCCGACAAAGGCGATCTGATCAAGCGGTCAGAAGAATACGCCCGCTGGACTATACCCGCCATCATGCCACCTGAAGGTTTTGAGGGTCAGGAGCAATCCAAAGGAAACGTGCCTACAGGTGCCCGCTTGGTGAACCACCTAGCGAACCGCATCGTAGAGGTTCTGTTTCCCATCAGCCGCCCGTTCTTTACAGTGGCGATGACCCCAGAGGCTAAGATGGAGGTCGAGAAAGAGCTCGGTGAGGAGCAGTCTGGTAAGTATTCAGAGGCTGTACGAGACGCTACATCCCGTTTAGAAGATGTTGCGATCCGTAAGCTAAAACTCACAGAGTACCGTCCGGTTGCGATCCTAGCAGCAAAGCATCTGATCGTCACAGGAAACGTCCTACTGCGTCGCATGAAAGACGGTTCCCGTGTAGTCTATCCAGTCAACCGATACGGCGTTGAAAGAGATATTCTAGGCGTAGAGCGCAAAGTTGTTCTGTGCGAGAAGAAACGCTTCAGCACATTTGATGAACCCACTCAGCAGAGTATCCGTGAAGTCCATCCTAACGTAAAGGATGAGGACGATATGGAGCTACTCACTATGTATGAGTACGTAGGTAAGCGTTGGAAGATTACTCAAGAGGCCGATAGCGTACCATTGGACACCGAGACGTATCTGAATGATGCGGACTACGACCTACTGGTTCTGGACTGGTCACTACATCCCGGCGAACACTATGGCCGAGGCTTGGTAGAGGACTATGCAACCACGTTCCACAACGTAGACGTATGCACCGAAGCGCTCATGGATCTCACTGCTCTCGTAGCAGACATAAAGTTCCTTGTGCGGCCCGGTAGCCCACTGTCTATGGACCTTGCGGCCTTAAACGCAGCGCCGCGCGGTACGTACTGGCCCGGAAATGCCGATGACATCAGTGTGCCAGAGATGAAGGCACGTGCCGATCTAGGTACCCTCAACGAGCTGGCCAGTAAGTGGGAAGGTGAACTCGCACAAGGGTTCCTTATGTCCAACGTGCGTAACGCAGAGCGCGTTACTGCAGCAGAGATACGCATGCTCGCCAATGAGCTGGAAAGCGCCTTCGGTGGCCTGTACTCACAACTAGCACAAAGCTGGCAGCAACGTGAGGCAGAGTACGCCATTAGTCAGGTGGACTTCGCAGCAGAGATCGGTAAAGACAGCTCAACATTCGAAGTGCTGGTCACGACCGGTCTAGAGTCGCTGTCCCGTGAGGGTCAGATAGACAACCTGCGACTGGCTGTTGGAGATCTTCAGATGATGGAGGCTGTACCCGAAGACATTCGCGGTGCTATGAACCCACTACGGTTTGCCAAGTTCGTGTTTACGAACCGCTCCGTAGATCTACAAGCCTTCCTGAATACACCGGAAGAGATGCAAGCCAACCAAGAAACCGCTATGGCAGAGGCAGGCCGGATGCAGCAGCAGCAGGGCGAGGCTAACGTAGCAGAGCATGCAGGTAAAGCTGCAGTAGATGCACAACAACCAAAGTAAGGAGAGAATACTTTGTCAGACGAACCAACCAACCCGTATAACCCCGAAGACACGTCCACAGGTGTGGTGGGAAACACTCCCAGCATCCCCGTTGAGGCGGTGCCAGAGGCACCTGCAGACGAGAAGCCTGTCGATGTACCTGCAGAAGAGGCTGTTAAGCCAGACGCTGCAGTGGAGCCAGAGACCGTCCCCGAAGAACCTGCTGAAGAGCCTTTGGAAGACGCTCCGGAAGACGCGTCAGATGACGCTCCGAAGGACGTCCCGCTAGATACAGACGTGTGGGGCGACTCTGGGTCAGACGTCGGTAACAGTGTCCTTGGGATGCTGCAGAACTCCGGTGTGTCTACAGAGGACGCTAAGGCGCTCATGTATGACGCAGTTATGGCGGGTGATGCGACAAAGATCGACAAGGCTGCTCTTACCGAAAAGGTAGGTAAGCATGCTGCAGAGATCATCCTTACTGGTACCAAAGCGTTCATCGCAGAAACAGCTGCGAAGACCGCCGAGGCCGTTAAGGCTGTACACGCCGCCGCTGGTAGTAAAGACAATTGGGACAAGGCATCCTCTTGGGCATCGAAGAACATCCCCGAAGAGACCCTAGCCGAGTATCGCCCTATGATCGACAGCGGGGGAGCGCAAGCGCGCTTCGCTGTATCTGAGATCATTGCGGCGTATAACAAGGCCCCGCAGAACTCCAGCATTAGTACAACATCCACCCGTGTTGAGGCTACCTCGACATCTCCCCCGGCCCGCACAGCCATGTCACGTGCAGAGTACGTCGCCGCTCTTGATAAGGCACATCGTAAAGGTGCGTCTAATAAAGAGATCGCGACCATTCAAGCAGCCCGGAACCTCGGACGCAAACAAGGCTTATAAAGCCACTTAAAGGAGATACCTGATGTCAGGTGCAAACATTCCAACAGATTCAACACACCTCTCAGATCTGGCTATTGCCGACATGATCGAACAGTACGGTGGATTTGTTGACTCACAATTCGCCAAAAAGTCGATGATGCGCAACTTCGTCAACATCAAATCCGTCAAGGGCACAGACACTGTACTTAACCGCCGCGTCGGTCGTACATCGCTGACTACCCTGACTGCAGGCGTACGTCCCGCAGCCACCAAGACTAACTTCGGCTCGACCTCGCTGACCATCGACACTGTCGTTATGGCCCGCGACAACCGCTCGCTCCTGAACGAGTTCCAGATCGACTTCAACGCTCGTAAAGAGCTCGGTATGGACCACGGTAAAGAGCTCGGTAAGTTGTTTGACGAGTCACTGCTCATCGCAGGCATCAAAGGCGCAGCTGCGGTTGCCCCTGCTGGCTTGAACGGTGCATTCGGTGCCGGTACAACCGCGACACTGGCATCTGCAGGCGACGAGCTCGATCCAACCAAGCTGTACACAGCCTTGGAAACTGGCGTTGTTGCTATGCAAACAGCCGACATGGACACCGACGAGTGTGTGTGGTTCGTGACGCCAACTCAGTACGCTGTTCTGTTGAACAACGACAAGCTGGTCAACCAAGACTATAGCACCGAGAACGGCGACTTCGCTAACGGCAAGTTCAAGACTGTAATGGGTGTTCCTGTTGTAGCCACGAACCGTCTGCCCACAGCCGCGATCACTGGACACCCACTGTCCACCACTGCCAACAGCGACTTCTATGACGTCAGCGCTGCGGAAGCCCGTACGGAAGCCCTGCTTCTGCACCCATCCGCGATCCTTGCAGGTGAAACCATCCCATTGACTTCGGATGTGTACTTCAGCAAGATCGAGCGTCAGTGGTTCATCGACTCGTTGATGGCATACGGTGCGAACTTCAACCGTCCCGATGGTTGCTACGCGATCCAATCCATCCTGTGATACTAATCAGCCCTCTCCCTAACCGGAGGGGGCTTTTTTT